TCATAAAGCGGCTGCTAGGTTAATGTCTGTGGTTAAACCAGAAGCGATGAAGCTCAAGCCTAAACCATCAAACGCGCCAGACCCTATTGACATTCCTACCAGCGGCAGCGTTGGAGGCAGAAAAGGGAAGGGCACACAATATGAGTAAATAATATGACAGCGAACGTAGAAAGTATTTTAACCCGAAAAGTTGCCAAGTCTTTTATGGAAGGCTTTGAGAATGTTCGGACATTATCAAAAGCGGTTAACACTTCGCTTCTTTCAAAAGATTATTCTGAGGGGGATGTAGGAACAAAAGTTTATTACCCGCGCCCTACTGACTTTACTTTAATTCGTACTGCGGCTGGTGATATTACCGGTCAAAACGGCAACTTTACGGTGGGCAGTTCATTTGCTGAAGTGCAGCCGTTTTTCACCGTCTTTGCTGATTGGAATTCGCTAGATGACACTATCCGCTTGGGTGGTAATCTGGATGACATTCTAAATCCTGCTTATTGTCGTATGGCTACAGGCCTAGAGACTTCGATGGCTGAATTTATGATGATTAATTCGGGCTTGTCTGTTGGGACTCCCGGCACTGTCGTAGATTCTTGGAAGAAGGTAGCCCAAGCAGATGCTTTAGCGGTATCCATGGGTTGGCCAACCGGTAAGAAATACTACGCGATGAACCCTTACGTAGCGGCTGAGTTAGCAAGTGCTCAATCCGGCTTAAACCAAAGCGCCGAAATGGTTGAGCAAGCCTGGAAAAATGCACAGGTAACTACAGGCATAGCTGGCTTAACTGCTTTAAAAGGCAGCACCTTGGCATCATACACCACGAGTGTAGGTGCTGACCGTGCCGGGACTTTGAGTGCCACACCAACAGCTACCTATGTAGCACACAAAGACACAATGATCCAAAGCGTTGCAGTGACCGGCTTCCAAGCAAACCTTGTTGTTAAAAAAGGCGAGCAGGTGGCCGTTACTACTAGAGCACGGATAGCGCTAGGAACCCGCTTACCCTTTATTGATAGCACCGGCGCTAAAGTCACTTGGCGCGGTACTGTTACCGCAGACGTTACCCTCGGTGCCTCTGGCGATGGTACACTTTTGATTGCTGGCCCAGCGATTTTCGAAGCCGCTGGCGCTCAAAACACAGTAGAGAGCGCACTAACTTCTGGAGATGTCATTACGTTGTTAGGCAGCGCTTCAACTACCTACCAGCCTAATATGTTTTTCCATAAAAATGCATTTGGTGTTGGTTCTTTGAAGCAGAAGAAGCTCCACTCAACCGACACTCTGGCCACCACTGAGGACGGCTTGCAAATTCGGGTTAGTAAGTTCTCTGATCCTATGGCTAACACGCAAAAAATCCGTTTCGACTTAGTGGCGGCCTTTGCTTGCTTTAACCCATTCCTATCTGGCCACGCTTACGGCTAGATATGAAATTTAAAAAGCCTAGCGGTGCAGTAGTAGAGGTTAATTCGGACAATTACGAGGCTGCTATAGCGTTAGGATGGCAGCCAGTTGTTGAAGAAAAAAAACCGGATAAGCCCAAAAAGCCAGAAAAGCCGGATAAAGCTAAGGAGTAAAAGTGGCTAAAGTTAGTGATGTTGTTAGGCGGGCGCTAGCGTCTGTCCTTGTAGCAGGCTCAGAAGCAGAGCTTTATGGTGATGATAACGACGATGCTATTTTTGAACTGAATAACTTCATGTCAGAGCTAGCAGCTAAAGGGGTGGAGCTAGGTTACACAGATGTTGCATCTCCTTCAGAAGAAATCACCGTACCGGCAGGCGTCTTGTCTGGGATTATTACCAACTTAGCTATACGCATAGCCCCCCAGTACGGGGGGCATATTTCTGAGGCTTTGGTAGCATCGGCAATGGCTGGCATGAACGCAATTTATGCCGCTGGGATTACAACGCCAACCACAGCATTACCAGGAAACCTGAACACTGGGGTAGCCAGCCAAAACTACAGCGTTGGCCAATTTTATTCGGGTGAATAATGGATTTTCCATTTACAGCTGGCTTCTACCGCAATGAGTCGTTAGTTGTTTCTGGCCAAGAAGCAATCAACTGCTATCCTGTGGTGGCCGAAGTCCCGAGTTTAACGGCATCTTATATTGTCGGGACTCCTGGCATATCACAGCTAGCCACGAGCGGAGCCGAGTTTCAAGCTAACCGTGGCTCCCACGTTATGGCTGGGATCGCTTATTTTGTTAATGGTGGCAAGTTGTGGGAATTTACTTCTGCTAATGCGCTCATAGACCGAGGTATTATTGAGGGCGGCGGCAGGGTTTCAATTGCCGACAATGGCTATCAACTGTTAGTTTTAGCCCCCGGGGGGAAGGGTTATATTTACAACAAAGACACCCTGGCCTTGGTTGAAATAACGGATGCGGATTTTCGGGCGAATGGAGACCCGCAGCATGTCATCTTCATAGATGGTTATTTTTTATGCTCCACCAACTCCAAGCTGTTTATTGTTTCCTCTCTTAATGATGGGTTGAGCTGGGATGCGCTTGATTTTGGATCTGCTGAGTCTGACCCTGATGATATTGTTGCCCCGGCAAAAATAGGCAATAGGTTGTTTTTGTTGGGGGCTGAAACGGTTGAAGAATTTCAAAACGTAGGTGGTGCCAACTTCCCTTTTCAGCGCACCGGCCTTGTTTTACCGAAGGGTTGCTCATCCCCATTTTCCATTATTGAGAACCAAGGCGTTCTTTATTGGGTAGGGGGCAGTGAAAATGAATCCCCTTGTATCTGGTCTTTGGCTGGGAACAGCCTGGCTAAAGTTAGCACCAATGCCGTTGACGCACTTTTAAACAAGCTTACAGCTTTAGAGGTGTCCACTGTTTTTTCAATGAGCTATGCAGAGAAGGGCCATTTTTTCGTTGTCTTTGTGCTGCCGACCACTGCTTTTGTTTTTGATTCTGCTACAGGGGCGTTTCATGAGCGACGCTCTTATATAAATGAACCCCTAGAAGCTTGGCGGGTTGCGTCTATAGTTTCAGCCTATAACCGCACCTTATGCGGGGACTCCATAGATGGCAGAATTGGCGAGCTAAGCAGCGACGTTTTCACAGAGTATGGCCAGCGTATAGTCAGGCGTGTTGTAGCTAAACCTTTTTACAATGAAGGGGCGGCCTTTTTTCTTCCCTGGCTTGAGCTTTTGGCGGAAACCGGTGTGGCTAACGATGAATGTGAAAAACCTATAATTGAGTTAGAGTTAAGCCGCGATGGCAAGCGGTGGGCCAATCCTAGAGCGAGAAGTATGGGGTTAAAAGGCGATTTCCGGCACAGAATTATTTGGTTGAGTCTAGGAAAAAGCTCAAATTTTGAGCATGTAAGGCTTACAATGTCTGACCCTGTGAGGTTTGTTTTGATTAAATTGGTTGGTGAAATTTTAGGTGCGCAGAAATGAGTTTAAACCCTGGTTTGCCAATAGTTGACAATGCCGGCTTCATGTCTGAGCAATTTAAGCGCTGGCAACTACGAATTAATTTAGGCGTTGTGTTAACCGGCGCTGGCTCCCCTGAAGGGGTTGTTAAAGCGCTACAAACCCAGCAATACATGAACACGGCTGGCACAAGTGGCAATATATTATGGATTAAGCGGGATTCTGACATAGGAGGCGACGCCTCTATGGGGTGGGTGTTGGTATGAGTTTTTTAAATACAATTTTAAAAATCGCGGCACCGATTGCCACGGCTTTTGGTGGCCCTGTAGGGTTGGCGCTAGGTGGGCTTGCAGGCGCGGCGGCCTATAAGGACTATAAAAATTCCCAGAAGGCGACAAAAGCAGCGGAGGATTCCCGGCGGTACATTGAAGAAATGGCTGCGAAGACTCAAAACCAATTATTTCAGCTTTACCCACAAATCCAGCAAACCAACGCAGACGCCTATAATTTAAATATGGACGTGATGGGGAAAACGTTCCCGGCGTCGATGAATGCTATGTTGGGGGGTAATATGAATGCGCAAAAAACAATATCTGCGGCTCTGCCCAGGGCAAACGCAGCGATTTTAGGCGGTATGCAAGACTTTACTGATTACAGTGAATTTGCGCCGAGAGAGCTACAAATTGACCCTGCGACCATCGCCGCACTAACCAATCCTAACCGGCTTAGTTTTGCCCCTATTGATACAGCGAGGCTGAGCTAATGTCGCAAAGCATTGCTAACCAACTGGAAGGAATTCAAAAGAACTTCACAGACGCAGGCGGATCAGTTAATTGGGCAAAAGCTACTCCGGCCATGGTTAATTATGTCCGGCGCAAAGGGTACGACCTCGCTAGCGTGGCTGATGCTGCCAACATTATGTCGGCGGATGAGCCGGGGAATGTATGGGATGTCAACCGCGTTGAGGAGCTGATGGCGCAGTTCCCTGGCCCAGAATATGGCCTAGGTGCGTCACTTGGTTCTATCCAAACAGGGAAAAAAGAAGCATCCGACATCCTTGGCCGAACAATGACCGGCGTAGAGGGGGATTTTACAAAGGGCCAGGCTTTATTGAACCCGTTTATAAGCCAAGGCGCTGGGGCTGCAAGCTTGCAGGCGGCTTTATCGGGAGCTATGGGTGTTGAGGCTCAACAAAAAGCTTTCCAAGACTATCAAATGTCTCCTGGTGTTTCCTGGGCACAGCAGCAGGGGGAGAAGGCTTTATTAAGGAACTCTGCAGCAACAGGGGGTTTAAGAGGCGGCAACGTTTTAAAAGCATTACAAGAGCATGGTACCGGCATTGCATTACAAGACTATGGCAACCAGTTTTCGAGACTTGGTGAGTTGGCTCAGCGCGGCTATGGAGCCTCTACCACTGGCGCAGGGATGTATTCTAATCAAGCGGGGATAAGGGCAAACCTTGGTGGAATGGAAAGCGGCCAAGCATTTAATGCTGGCATTGAAGAAGCAAGACTACAGCAAGCGGCGGCCTTGGCAATGGCACAGAACATGATGGGGGCTACCAGTGCTTTAGCTGGGCTGCAAGAAGGGGCTGGGAATAATGCGTCTGGACAATTTTCAGGGCAGGCGGCCAATTTAGCTGAATTACAAAGCCGAGCCGCGCAAGGTGATGCGCAGGCGAGACAGCAGTTAGCGGCGGCGCTAGCGGGCAATAATCAAAACGCAGGTGCTCAGATGGGTGGTACCCCAGTGGGTGGTGGTAGCTCTATATTGGGCGGCTTAGCGTCTGTGGCGGGCGGACTGTCAGGCTTATCAGCCTCGACAAACAAAACATCAAGCCAACCAATTAAGGGATTGGTTAACAATGCAGCAACAGGATACGGCCCTAATTACAATGTGCCTTACAACCCAAACTATTCTAGTGATTATTTGAGGGCTTTCTGATGGCTGATATAGGAGCAATGCTGGGCGGGTTCAGTGCTGGTATTCAAGGCCGCTTGCCAGAATTTCAGCAAACCCAGATTATGAAACAACAGCAAGAACAACAGCAGCAGGAGCTTGCAGCACAGAAAGAGGCGAAGAGGCAGGAAACCTTCTTTATTGATGCGTATGCTGCTAAAAACTTGTTGGAGAAAGGCAACATTCAGGGGGTTATTAACCTTGGAAAACAGAGAATAAATTATTTGGGAAAGATGGGGGTAGACTCGTCCGACACAGCTAGGCTAACAAATTTAGCCATAGCGGTTCAAAGTGGAGACCCGCAAGCAATTTCTTTATTGAGAAATGAGCTTGATGCTGCCATTGAGACCGGAACAGCCTACGGGATTTTAAAGCAACCGGAGAGGCCAACTGAAAAGGTATTATCGAACTCTGACGTTATTAATGGACAGGTAGTTACCTATGGCCCACAAGGAGCTAGAGCAACACCGGTTGAGAATTTTTCCCCCGCACAGCAAGCGAGGGGGCAAATAGTATCAGGGCAATCTGCTACAGCTATGGGGCTTGACCCACAAATGCAGTATTACATAGATGCAGAAACTGGCAAGCCGAGCGTGCTAAGCGGAGGTGGCACAACGATAAACATGCCTGGGAGTGGGCCTAGCAAAATGGGCTCCGAAGGCATAGAAAAAAGATTCTTGTCGATGCTGGATGCAGCGGGCTCGGCGGCACAAGTTGCCCCGGTGCTTGAGTCTCTAAAGCAGTTAACCTCTGAAACAACAGAGGGCAGGGCTGGGCAATTATTAACTTACCTTTTCCCGGGCAGTGAATTTGCTGATGCAAACATGGCCTACAGCTCTTTAGTCAGCCAAATCCTGCCGTCCTTACGCTCACCGGGTAGTGGTGCTCAATCCGATCGGGATATTGAATCCCTCATGAAAGGGATGGGTAAAATAGAGTCCTCGCGAGAAGTGAAGCTTTTAGCGCTGGAAGCTATGAGTTCCAAAATTTCATTAAACCAGGCGCTTGCTGATGTGGCAGAGAAATTTTTTGCTGGCGAGATGTCAATGAAGGAGACTTTGGCAGCCACAAGAAAATTGGAGGGAACAACAATTCTTAGCCCAAAACTAAAAGCACTCCTTGGCGAATTAGCACCTGTAAGGCAAATACCCAAAACAGCGTTGGATGCTGGCATGACGCAGGAAGAATTTAACACTCTTACTCCCAAAGAGCAGGGGGCGTGGCTGTGACCCCTCTGCAAGAAGCAACGCTTGCTAAAGCGAAAGGGCGGCCACTAACCCAAGAACAAAAGGCTTTGTTAGAGCTTGACGATATGGAAAAGGGTGGTGGGCAGCTCTTGGTAGGCGACACTAGCGACATAAACAGCTTGCCAAACTTTTTAAGAGAATCGGCTCAGGGACTGACTTTAAACAATGCTGATGAAATTGAGGCATTTATTAGAGGGGTGGTTGGGCAAGATAAAAATCAAGAGCTTTTGGAAATCCGTAAAATGCTTGCTCGCCGAAAGAAGGTTATGCCTGGAGCTAGCGCGGCGAACGAAGCGCTTGGCTCTGTAGTGCCTGGTCTTGCTTTGGCTGTGGGCACTAGAGGGGCTTCTTTAGGCCCAGCAACAGCTAGATTATTGCCAAATCTTGCAAAAATCAGCGGCCTCGGCGCGGCAGAGGGCGCGGTTCAGGGATATGGGGCAAGCGCAGGCGCGACATTTGCCGAAAAAATAAAAGATCCTGCGGCAATCGCAAGAAGTACAGCGGTTGGCGCTGTGGCATCCCCCGCAGCAGGTGCCGGATTAATGGGGGCGGCCAAAGTGTTAGGAGGGGCTTCAAACCTTGTTGGCCGATTAACCGGATCGACAGCTAGAAGCGAGGTAAATGATGAAGTCAAAAGGCTTGTTAGCTCAATGAACATGCCCGAAGAGGATATTATCCAAAAAATAGCTGATGGGGAGCTATTGGCAGAAATGCCCTCTATACGCGGCACAGTTAGATCAATGAGGGGGCAAGGCGGCAGTCCGGCTGAAATAATTACGAAAATTATTTCAGAACGACCGGATAAAACCAGGCTAGATGCTGCTTCTAAAATAGCTGAAGGGTTGGGGGCCGGGCTAAACAGTAACGCTGTTATGTATGCGAAACAATCAAAAGAAGCGATGGATAAATTGGACAACATTGCTTATGGCGACTTATGGAAAAGGCCGGTTGTGCTGAACAGTGACTCTTTAAAATCAATGACGGACGCCATTGTAAAAATGCCTGATCAAGCTAAGAATCTTCGGGACACAGTGAGGGCGATAGATGGGAGAGACCCCTTTTTCAGTGTTTTCCAGGAAATTAAAAAAGATGCCAATGGGAAGGCCATTAAGACTGGGAAGTTGAAAGTTAAATATACTCGTTCTCCTACTCTCCAAGATGCTGAAATTCTACGCAGGGCGATAGATGAGTCTGCTCATGAGTTTTTAGAAAAAGGCGGAAAAACTGCCAGCATGGGAGGATATTTAAAAAAAGCTGCCGATAAATTAAGGGAAGATATAGATATTCTATCCCCAAAGCTTAAAGAAGTTAGGGCCGAATCAGCTCAAAGAAAGCAAATAGCAGAAGCGTTTAAAGCTGGCCAAAACGTCAACTTTGAGCGCGGCAGCGAGTCGGCGGAAATGTTAATAGCGGCCACAAAAGCCAAGGGCGAGAGTGTTTTTGATGCTTTTAAATGGGGTTACCGGAACGCGATAAAGAACCAGACAGAGGGGCATAATAAAGCTGGATGGGCCGGTCGCTTGGCTGATGAAAACACAAAAGAAGGCAGAATCTTTAGAGAAATATATCCTGAAGAATTACAGCCGCAGGCGCTAAAAAAACTTGGTGTGGCGGCACAAGCAACTGCTGCAAAGAACAAGATACTTGGCGGTTCTGACACGTTTGAATCACTGGCGCTTTCTCAACAAATCGGGAGGGGGATTAGCCCCTCTGAATTGGTAGGCGTTACTCGCCTCGATCCCAGCTCTATGCTGAATGTGGCGACCAAAGTAGTAGAGCGGTTAAAACCTCAAATGACCGCAGATCAAAAAAAGAGAGTGGTTGAGGTTTTGTTATCCTCAAACCCGCAAGCCGTAAAAAAAGCTCTTACAGATAATAGTTATTCAGTTAAGTTTAAAGGCTTATTAGATGACCTCAGCTTAACCCCATATGTGGTTGGCGGCAGTGTTGCATCTACAGCGGTGAATAATAAATTAAATAGGAAATAGCGATGGCCAGATATGACATTTTAGGGCTTCAGTACACTAATCAGGCAGGAGAGATTCTAGAAAATGGAACCCTGACTTTTTATTCTCCTGGCACAACGGAGCTTAAAAACACCTTTGCTGACATTAATAACACAATAATCAACACGAACCCTATAGTGCTTTCTTTAGCGGGCAGGGCACCGCCCATATGGTTCTCTGGGGCCGCCAAAGTTATTTTAAGAGATAAGTTAGGGGCACTAATCGCTCAGGCGGACGTGTCAGGGGAAACAAACGCAGATGAAAATTTTAAGGCATGGATAAACACCTTCGGTTATGGTGTTGATGATGTGGTTCTGTACTTGGGCAAATTTTACATTTCGCTTGAGGCTGGCAACCTGAATAATACCCCTTCCACTAGCCCCACAAAGTGGCGATTGTTTGGCAATGATCTACTAAAAGATCAAACCGAGGTGCCTTTAGGACACTTGTTTGTGGGTGCTAACCCAGGCGTCACTGGGCTAAATATCACTCCAAAGGGATCTATCGCGGCTGGCAATGGAACAACGTCTGTTGCTCTGGCTGTTGGTGCGAACGATACCGTTATCGTCGCTGACTCTGCGCAAGCGGCGGGCCTTAAATATACTGCGGTTAAAACAGTGAATGGAGCTTCTTTGCTGGGCGTTGGCGATGTGACTACGGGCGGCCCAATTAATAATATTGTTTCATCAGCAAGCTCTATCGCACTTACAAATGTTAGAACCATTGCGGTGATGACCCCAGCGGATTTTGGTGTGACTGTAAAAATGCCTGATGCAACTACAATGTCAGTGCAATCACCGGCTCACGTTACCGTTAATAAAAGCCCTTATCCCATAAGACAAGTTGACGCAACAGCTAAGCTATTAGGGTTTGTGCCCCCCTTTAGCACGGCTGAATTTTGCCTCACTGACAACACCACAGCTGCCGGTGTGTGGGGCGCGAGCGGCCTAGAAAGAGGTGGTGTTAGCCTACGTGTTACAAGCACAAGCTTGGGGCGATTATCAACTGCTAACGATAACGGCGCGGCCTCTGTGGAGCTTGACGGGGACATTGAAGTTTTACTCAGTCCTCACCCTACAACGGGTCATTTAGGGGCTGTCGCCTATAAAAAATCGAACGGACAAATGGGCGCGATTGTCACAGTGCGTGCCGCTGATGTTGGCATCGCCAGTACCAATAAGTATGTGTGCATAAGAGACACCGCAACACAAGTACTTGTCGAATCTGCTATTGGCACGGCGTTAGAAACGGTTGTGCTGTCTGTTAATCCTACAACGCTTGTTATAACTGTTAACACGATGGTGGCGACTACAACAGCATCGAGCTACAGCTTCTCCAATGATTCCGGTTTGATGGCATTCCCGACTGTGGCGCGTACTTACGTGATGATGACGATTGGAGGCAAGATGCGAGCTGTGTCGGTATCTGGCACGGTGCCAACAGTGGGCGCGGAAGTCTCACTAACAGGCAGCTCGCCACTGGGGAACATGACCGCTGATAAAGTTATCACTAAGGCATTCAACGGTTCGACCGATATTAGATACGAGGTTTGGACGGTCTCAGGTGTGACGCTCACAGCCGGGACTCCCGTAACTCACACACCAGGAACACTAAACGGAACGCGCCCTCATTTTTTCCCGCTCGGCTCAAGGTGGTGTTCCCTGTTTATGGATGGCACAACAGTCAATGGTTTAATATTGTCTCTAGCTGGCACCGCGCTTACCAAAAGCTCTGTATCTTTAGGCATCGGTATAGCAATTAACGGTGTAGGGCTTATTGGGGCTAATAAAGTTTTAGTGCTTAGCGAGGCCGCATTCACCACAAATCTGAATATCCTCACCGACACTTCAGGCACCGCCTCGGCTGGCACGGCGATTACAGGGCCAACAAGCGATTCCCATAGACTGGTTAGTGTGCTGGGCAACAAAGCGATTACGTGGCTAACTAACTCTACTGCTGGCAGCGTGATCGATTGTGCTGGCAGCTCGCCGGTGTTGGTGCGCACAGTCAGTGGGCCGCCTGTTGGCGGCTCTATCGGCTACCAAAACACTAAATTATTCAGCGCTGTTGATGCTATATCATCGGGGGAATATTGGTCATCCCTAGGGATAACATCGGCCTCACTTGCTGACTTCTTAGGCCGCATTGAAATTCACGGGGAGTTCGTACAGCAAAAACCCTCTATTAATACCGCTTTGCCAGCGACCACAACCCGATATAGAGGCCCCACAAATTCTGTTAGGTGGGCAACTAACCACACAGACACATTAGTTAGATTGGAGATTGCACCATGACCGTGATAGTTAGATCGGCGGGGAACATTGGCCCGTTTAAATCGGTGGTTGATGATGGCGATAAACTTGTCTGTGATGGTGTGCATTTTCCAAAAATCGTGATAGGCGAATACACCATCAGCAACGACGACGGCCTGGCTCCTACCCCTCCAGTGAGGGAGGAAGAAGACGCAGAGTTTCACGCTGAATTGCACGCGCTCAAACAAAAGCTTATCACCGATGATGCTGGGCACATGGCAACGATTGACGCAGCTTTGGCAGCGCTTGACAACTCACGCTTGTCTCAACGCATTAAAGCCGACTGGCAGTGTATCCCGAGAGTAACGCCGAAAGGACGCCTCTCCGATTTCTTGCGGCCATTGCTAGGGAAAACGCAGAAGCAGTGGAACAAGCTTCTGCGGGATGCTTAAGCTCGGCCCAACACGAGATCAACCTCGTGAATAATCATGTGCGGCTGATTTCCAATCGGAGTCTCAAAGCGATAGCGGGCCAGAAGCTGGAGAAGCTTGGCGTTTTCAGCGCGCAGCCGCACCAACTCGGCTCGGTCATCCACCTTATCGATGACCGAGACAAACAATTCGGCAGCCTTAAGCTCTGCCTTCCAACGCTGCTCACGCTACGTAAATCCGAACATAATTCACTCCTGCTGTTGATTCCTTAGTAGTTAATTTGTACATGCGCAACTAGGCGCTTTGCAATTGAACAAACTACGGCCTTCGCTACATCTTCAGCAATTCCATTGGCCACAAGCGCGGCCATTGCTTCGTTGTTGATTCTGGCTTTGTGCTTCTTGTCGGCCTCTCGAGCGACTTGTTCTTTTTGTTCTTTATCTGCTTTTTCTTTTAGAACCCGCTCTGCTTTTTCCTTGGCCGCTTTCTCGGCATTGGCGGCGCGCGTTTCGGCTTCGGCCTTTTCTTTCTGAGCCTGTAAAACGGCTTGCTCCTGTCTTAGCCGTTCGCGCTCTGCTTTCTCTTCAGCTTCTTGGGTGGCTCGTTCAGCGGCGGCTTTGGCTATTTGTTCTTCGCGTTCTTTCTGCAATCGCGCGCGCTCCACTTCTTGCAAGCGCGCCAGTTCGGCGGCGTCATGCTCTTTCTGCCTGGCCTCTGCAAGTCGCGGCTTAATTTGGGCGATGGCGGCATCCTTAGCGATAGCAGCGGCAGCCATGAATTCGGCTAGAGAAGCATCAATTACAAAGGCCTCAACCCTATTAAGTAATGCTTGCCAATCGTTGGACGCAAAAGGCTGCGGCAATATCGCGGGCACTTCCAGCACAGCCATGCGCGCCTTAATTGCATCAATTCTGGCTTGCTCTTTCGCCTCAATCTCAAGCAACGGCGCCTCATGCATTGAGATTAAGCCGCGCAATTCCGACGCAATATCCTTTGCCTTGGAATCCACAAGCCTTGCATATTCTTGCGCATCATGCTTTGCATCTTTCCGCGCGCGCTCAAGTGCGCCGCACATTTTGCGAAGACCTGCAATGTGGCTACGGGCGTCTTTGCTGCCTTTCACGCTGGCATAATCGAAAACGAGGGAGCTGCTTTCTGATTTTAGCGTTTCAAGCTGCAATTTGAAGTCGCTGTATAGTTCGACTGCATTCATTGATGCGGGGATAAATTCTTGTTGCATTAGATTTTCCTCATTAGTGATTTCATTTCATTTTCTAGTTGGTCTAACTCTTTTAAAAACTCTGTAACCTCTGCTGTTATTTCCGAGACAAGCGGCAGGCTAAAATGCACGCGCACTTTTTTATAGGCTAGTTCATCCGGCAACCTGTCGTCATAACTCAGATAGTCGCACCACGGCTGCTTTGTGCAAATCATTTGGAATTGCATTTGCAGAATGTAGCCACGATCAATTTCCCCGGTCTGGAGAAATTCGACATGCTGCGCAGTGTTCGGGCATTTAATTTCAATCAACCCGCCACCACTAACAATGCCATCAGGTGAGGCTCCACAATTTGGGATTGTTGGATGGTCAACAAATCCAGATTCGATAACTTCAACACCTTCAATGCCTTCATACATGCCGCGAGCAATTGCCTCCAATTCTGTGCCACGTTGCATTGCGGCGCTTTGGAATGATTCCTCTTTCTTGCCGGTCAGACGCTCGCACAATAGTTGCATTATGTAATTCTTGCGCGTAGCAGCAGGCCCGCTTTTGGTTTTGGCCATTACGTCTTTGATTCTGCTAGCAGTAACCTTGCCTAATCGCTGCGCAAACCATTCGTCACTTCTTTGCTCAACCATTGCTTAGCTCCTTTTTGCGTGCGTCTTTAGCTTTTATCAAATGATTCTTGCCGTAGTTATCCTTTTTTGCGGTTAAATCTTTGAACGCTGTGTTGAATTCGTGTTGCAGCGACTCAAGCGTAGTACAGTCCTGAATGACCGCAACCCAATCTGCGGCGACGGCGGTAAGCACAGACGGTGTTCCACCATCACAGTCCTTGCCTGTCGATATGTTCAGGATCAAGCAAATGCCGTAGCGCTTGCCGTATTCGATAGATGAGCCAACGGCCTGGACAGGCGTTTTGTTCCCGCTGGTATCTGGCGGCAAAGCGATACTTGTTTCCTCAGAGTGCCCGGCGCGATGCGATAAAACCGTAACAACCACCACTGCTTTTTCGGTTTGGGATGATCTGAATGTGACGGCAAAGCCAAATTTGTGAAGCGTTGGCCGGATGATGTCGTTGATATCTTCCAACTTCGCGTACATGGCGTTATTGTGCCCTGTGCTTGTTTCCACGACACGCGGCAGCTTTTGTTGCATTGCCGCAAGATCGGCATAAAATTCCTGCTTTGCGTTTCTGTCGAGAATCCGTTCTTGCATATCAATCATTTTCTCAAGGCGCGAAACGTCTAGGTTCTCGGCCATCGCCACCCGCTCAATAACCCGAATCATGTTGTTTGCATCTTCGTTTTTCACAGCGATTTCTTGTGTCATTTTCTATTCCTCATTTTTAGCTTTAGCCGCTACAATATGCTTGGCGGCAATTTTTGCCTCGCCTGTAAATTCATATCTGTTCATCTTTAGTTTCTATCGCCATAAGGCTCTAGAAATCGCTCATCGGCGCGAAATGTACCGCCGAGGTATTCGGTAGCTAGCTTGCTCATGTCGCCTCTTAAGATGGCATCAGCAAAGGATTTTGCAATTTTTTTTGCTAAAGGCTCGCCCTTTAGCGCTCCGCTCAGAATCAGGCTGTAAACATCTTCAGCGTTTTCGTACAAGAAATTTATTTCTTCTTCTATGTTTTTTTCGGGATGCCGCTTTAGGACATCCGACAAAATCCCGACTCCTGCGTTTATTGCGAGCCTTGCATTTTTATCACCGTCCAAAATTATTTCCCCGTCGTCGCACGCGAGGCACACAGTCTCCTCTTTAGCTTGGTCGAACGTCATCATATGGCCCCCTGAATGTGTGTAGATGCTCATTAAAACTATAATCAAGCCTTTAGTCAACAAAAATGTTGACAAGTTAATAAATAAATATATTATGGGCGCAAGTAAATAATAAAGGGGGGCTTATGAAGAAAACAGATAGAGAAAAAGCGCAGCAGAAAGTTAGGCGCTGGAAAATGCAACTTTTAAAGAGTTATGAAATCAGGGAAAAGACCGGATTGGACGAGGGAATCATTTCAAAAATTTACACAGGCAACGGAAAAGTTACCGATGCCTCTATAAAGAAAGTTTTGGAGGCAAAATGAAAGTCTTATTTATTCTTTGTCTCTGGGGTTTAGCGCTGGCTGCTTTAAATTTGGCTGGAGAAGCCGACTACCAAGAAGCACTACGGCAGGAAAAAGAATATTGCGAAATGGTGGCAGCAGGCACATGGCCAGATTACGAGAATAAATTTGATAAGGTTTGCGTGATGTGATGTCGCTACTGTGACGCCCGAAAAAGTAACTAAAGAGCTGAAGACAGCACAAAGGTTGCCGGGACTTGTGTTCGCTGTGTGCTCGACGATTTATATGCAAATGCGGCAAGAATACTGGCCGCTAACCCTTGAGTTAAAGGGCAGACAGACCGCTTGCGGGATGGCTGTCCAGTGCGAAGCACGGCTTTGAACGAATTGTTATACGGCATTTTAACTAACGGAGAGATGATATGAACCAACAAGAAATGATTAGAATTGCAAGACGCGCAGTAGACAAAGGATGGAATTTTGAAACGCTAAAGTATGGAGATGATATGTACGGGAAAGAATCGCTTGCAGATGATGTGTGGAAATACGCTGAAGAATGCAAGCGTATTGGAATTGATGCGTTTGATGCGAAGTATGTCGCATAACGTTGCAATTGAGGCGCGGATGTAGGCGGTCAGGTTTAATTGCGGGGTTAGGTTTCACTTGTTGAGCGACAAACTAGCGGGGAGAATTGAGTGAAAGTTTTAAGTTTCGGCGAATGGCGGGACAAAATGCTAGAAGAGCGCGGCGGCATCGATACGTCTCCTTGCGATGATTGCGAAGGAGGCGGAATGAGGGAGTGTGATATGGGTCACAGCCACGCCTGCCAAACTTGCGAGGGCAGTGGGAAAATAAACGCTCTGACCAAAGAGCACTACGAAAAAGATTTGGCCGAAACTTTATTGCTTTATTCCGAGTGGACTGGATGGGGGGGGCTTCCCGACCTTGTCTGCAGGAATGGCGAGAAAATAGCACCTTGCACGCCAATTGCTTTTACCCCGAATCTCGGGAGAACGAAATCCTACTCTATAACTTTTGTTGTTGCTTAAAGTAGTTGCAACTCCAACAAAGGAGCGATTAAAATGCGAGTGTCAGGCGAAAATCTGGCCCGGTGTGAGACCCGGAAAGGCACGAATGGTGAACAGCCCGCTTTAGAAGCGGCTGGTTTGGAACTGGTTAACGGGGTCACCGCCCTAGCCTACCTATCTCACGCCAGCCAGCTGCTCCTAAAGCGGGTTTTTTATGCCCGCAATTCCTGCCCGCAATAAGCGTTAACCGATGCGTTATTCGTGTTACGGCTTGCTAGTAATCAGTAACTAGAGACATAAGCACTTTTGTTTGCCCTTGAGACCGGGGCTAAAACCGATTTAGTGAGCACAGCAGTAAAGGTGAGGTTGTCTGACCCGAATGGATTAAATCAGATGCGGATAATTAACAAGGTGGCAGTAGATAGAGTATTAATTTTATCCCTAGGTGCTCCTAAGGTCTAAGTGATAACTATGGCTAAAAAAACACAAGAGCAAGAACTTATGGCGAGGCTAAAAAAGGGTGAGGGTGTAACGCCTATTACTGCCTTGTTCACATTTGATTGTTTTCGGCTGGCTGCTGTTGTAAAAAAATTAAGAAACAAAGGTATTAATATTAGGACGGAGATAATAAAAAATGGCGGATCAGGCTATGCAAGATATTGGCTTATTCGGAGACCTTCCAGATTGGATTCCGAAAGAGGCGTGGAACGGATGGATAGAAATGCGAAAGCTGAAGAAAAAACCGCTAACCAGGGCGGCCAAAATAAGAAGCCTGCTGGCCCTAGACAGGCTCAGGCTACAAGGTGAGAGTGTGGAGCTTGTGCTGAATCAAGCTGAAGATAAATGCTATACAGGGCTTTACCCTGTACACGAGAGCTATTACTTAGAGCGGGGGCTTAATAAGCCACCTACACAGAAAATGGCCGCTTTTGTGGTACGGCACACAAATACAGAGTGGGCCGAATAATGGCGATCGAACTCCTTAATATCGACTGTATGGATTATATGTCAAGCTTGGCTGATAAGGCTTTTGATCTAGCAATTGTTGATCCGCCTTATGGTATTGGCATGGACAAAGGCTTTGGTGGATTTGGTGGATTTGGTGGATTTGGCAAACCAATTGCGAGAAGAAAATATAAGGGGGCATGGGATGCATCGACTCCAGCCAGGGATTATTTTGAACAGCTTTTCCGTGTTAGTCGGGATCAAATAATTTGGGGGGGGAATTTCTTCTCCGATAAAATTCCACAAGCGAACCATTGGATTTTTTGGGACAAAAAAAACACTATGCCCTCCTTTGGTGATGGGGAGTTGGCGTGGACAAGCTTCCCCCGAAACAGTGTAAAAAAAATAACGATTGAGTATAACGGCCTACTCGGGAAAGAGGTAGATCGTATTCACCCAACCCAAAAGCCCGTTAAATTGTACCAATGGCTTTTGCAAAACTACGCCAAGCCTGAGTTTAAGATTTTGGACACACATCTAGGGAGTGGTTCAAGCGCGATTGCAGCACACTATGGCGGATTTGATTTTGTTGGGTGTGAGTTAGATAAAGATTATTACTTAGCAGCAGTAGAGCGGTTTAAGCTGAGCACTTCTCAAATAGCTCTTTTTGGCCCTAATGACAGCATCGAAAACCACTTGGAGGCCGAACAATGAGCACCAAAGCAGAAATAAAAAAAGAGGAGGAGGCGAATATTCTTCAACTCTATAGCCAGGGTTTGGGATTGATCCGCATCGCGAAGAGGTACAAATCGAGCGCTTATACAATAAAAAAAATTTTAGAAACTGGCGGTGTTGTGATACGACAAGCCAATAGCCGTGGCAGGCCGAAACAGTCAAACGGCATGATGACAAAAGGATGGGATAAGGGAATGTCGGCGGGGTTTTTGAGCAAAAAGTTATGAAAGAATTTATTACTCTCGATAGACGAGACGCGGAAGAAATCGCCTCATTTATGGAAGATGAGCTAGAAGAGAAGCTCCTGAGCGATGAAGTAGTGCCTATGTTTGAGCGGTTAGCAATGCTTTTGCGAGATAAGCTAGCAGGTAGAATCGAGTGAACTTTTAATGAAAAAGAATTTGCGGCCAAGGCAGTACGCGAAAATGATATTAGAGCGGCCAATAAATCGGCGCGATTAACTGCTAAAGCGAGTGCCTGAGCTGTGGAGGCCAATGACGGAGACGCACATTAAAATTGCAGATATGTGGATTAAGCACAATGCCGCTAACGGAAGATAAGAAGCACTACATAATAAACGCTGTGACTGAATTTGCGAATTGTGGGCAGTGGCTGCGCGGCATGTTTCAGGAGCACCGCTACCTTGTGATAAGCGTGAAGACCGGCAAAGATAGAACGCTAGACCAGAACAATAAACTCTGGCCAATGCTGACCGATATAAGCTTGCAGGTGGAATGGTTTGGCAAAAAGCACGATGCGGAAACGTGGAAAGATATTATTACAGGCTCATTTAAACGAGCGGAATTTGTGCCGAACATTGATGGTACTGGCTTTGTAGTTTTGGGGATGAGAACTAGCAAGATGAACAGAAAGGAATTTTTTAATTTGGTAGAGTATATCTATGCTTTTGGTGCTGACAAAAGCGTTAAGTGGTCAGAGAAATCAGAGGCAAACGTCAAAGAGATTCGAGGAGAGATAAAATGCTAACAGTGTATTTAATAATCACAACCATTGCTTTTGTTATGCTGCTGAATATCTTTCGAGGCCCCAACGAAGCGACATTAGTAAAATGCGCAAAGCTTTATGCAATTGCTTTTGCTTGGCCGTTGATGACGTTATGAACAAACTGAAGGCAAAGCGCGGCAGTCAGCTCCCACAATCTAAGCTAAACTAAAAGCTAATTAAAAAAATTAGGAAAACAGAAGATGGCGGCAAATGCTTCGCAATAATAAAAGCCTTGTACAAATGGCGAACCGCGACCCAGAAAAGGCCGAGCAGAGCAAGTCAGCGCTTGCCGATTATCAATCCTTTCTTGCAAGCGGCGGCAAGGTGCAAGAGGTTCCAGCTGGCTTTACAGTAGATGGCCTTTTGAGCTTGCAGCAAGTCAACGAAAGAACAGCGAGATTGCGCAACAATGGCTAAGCGCAAGTGTGCCAACTGCAAGCAATTTTTTAAGCTTGTCGATATGGCCAGAATCTACGGCACCAACGCCTGGTGCTCAGAGAATTGCGCGGCAGAGTGGGCGATCAAAACATCGCGCAAGCTGCGGGAAGGTGTGGCGAAGGCCGAAAAGAAAGCTGTGAAGGAAAACAGCTTGGCGCACCAGGAGGAGTTAACGCAGAAGGTCGTTAACAGGCTTGCAGTGATGCTGGACATTGGCAGGCCTTGTATTAGCTGCGGCAAGTATCTACCGCTAGAAGCCGGACACTACCGGAGTGTTGGGAGCATGCCAACTTTGCGCTTTGACTTGCGCAATATTCACGGTCAATGTAGGCCATGCAATGTGGGAGGCACGCTCAGCGCTAGGCGAGGCAAGAACCGCGAGACGGTAAGCGCGATGTTCAGAGCGGCGTTGAGAGAGCGCTATGGTGCCGAGCTGGCAGGGTGGCTGGACGGGTGGCATGCTCCACAAAAGCGAACGGCGCAGGAGGTTAAAAACATCAGGAGAATAATTCTAGCTGAGATTTCTCACATAAAAACAACAGGCTTAAAAACGAGGGATTGGCGATGAATTATTCCAGTATCAAAAAAAATGTTGACAGACGAAAGTTAGTGAAGAATAATTACCTAGCACAAAAAAGAGAGGTTAGGAGCTATGAACAGATCTTCTTACGCTGAAGCGGAATTTTGTTGTTGGGATGTGGTTCGCTGGCGCGGTGCGGTTGCTAGCGCCATAAAAGGAAGGCGCGGGCAATCCCTCTTAAAACGCCTTCGGGCGGCATTTGACGCGCATCCTGACAAAAAGCTGGTGGCAAATTCATTCGCGGCGGATGGCGCATTTTGCACGCTTGGATTATTAGCGCACCACAAAGGGATTGATTTATCCAACATTAATCCATCCGCAGTCGATTACGAGAGGCTTGCAGATAAATTTGATGTTAGTGAGGCGCTGGTGCGGGAAATCATGTTTGAGAATGATGAGGGGATGTGCCCCGACCATTATTCTAATAGCGATGAAGAGGAGCGATTTGTCAACATGCGCCGCTGGATAGAGCGGCATATTACTAAGCCTTTAGGGTGATTTATGATTGAAGATGGCAGCGGAAATGATGGGT